TTGTTGTTTTTGTTTTGGATCGCAATATTATTGAGGATCTTAAACTGTCTGGTGTGTCGGTTAATACTTTAACTATGGGTGATCCTGCTCAAGCTTTGGTTACTAGGGTCCATGAGGATGGGTCTGCTGATCTTCGGGTCTTTGTTGACACGGATGCTGTGCCTGTTCGTCGTGGTGTTAAACGGATTCCGCAACCTGCGGACCTTACTTTAGACCACGTTAATTTATTTTATCTGGAAAAGTAAAGAAAGGTTTATATGTCAAGTCGGTCAAACGTTGTTTCAACGGGTGTTACATCTTCAGCAGTAGTGCGTGCCGCTGCGTGTACTTATCATGGTTACACGCTACGTGCTGGTGTTTCTGGAGCAACAGTAAACATTTATGATAATGCTTCTGCTGCTTCTGGCACTCTTCTTGATGTTGTAACTATTGCTGCCAGTACAACTGCATCTACATATTTTTCTGTAAACGGCACAAACGGTGGTCTGCGTGCAGTTAATGGCGTTTATTTTGAGACAAACAATGCAGTTACGGGATCTATTCGGACTGCTCAGTAATGGCTGCCAGCAAAAAGCCGGTGTGGGAAAGGCCTGCGCCTAAGGGACCAAGCAAAAAGTTAACTCCCGCACAAAAAGCTTCGGCTAAGGCTAGAGCTAAAAAGGCTGGGCGTAAGTACCCCAACTTGGTTGACAACATGAACGCTGCCAAAAAGAAATCTGGTATGCACAAAATGCCTGATGGCAAGATGATGAAGAACTCTGCTCACAAGGGTAAGGGCAAGTAATGGCTAAGTCTGCTGCGTGGCAACGTAAAGAAGGCAAGAATCCGGCAGGAGGTTTAAATGCCAAAGGACGTGCGTCGTACAAGGGAGGGACTCTTAAAGCTCCTGTTAAGGCGGGGGATAATCCGAGGCGTGCCTCCTTCCTCGCGCGCATGGGAGGTATGCCCGGACCAGAGCGTGATAAGAACGGAAAACCTACACGTCTGCTTTTATCGCTTAACGCATGGGGGGCCTCGTCAAAAGCTGATGCAAAAGCTAAGGCAAAAGCTATCTCTGCTAGGAATAAAGCTAAGGGAAAATAATGGTTGACTCTGGGAGTAAGTGACTGAAGCGGTTAAGTTTCAGAAAGTAAACGCCGACCGTTCGAGGTCGGCTTTGTCGCGTCGGCAGGCATTTATGGAATCGTTTGAAAGTGAACGATCTATTGACATTGCTGCTGCTGCTGCGGGTATAGCCCGCAATACTTACACTCGTTGGCGGGAACGTTACCCAGATTTTGCTCATCGTGTTGACGAGTTACGTCTTGATTCTGAACACGCCCCCAAAAATGATAATTGGGAAAACGGGTTTGCTGCGTTCCGCAAAGAATATTTTGGTATGAGCTCCCCGTGGTTTCATTTAAAAGCTATTCACGCCTACGAACATACTGCTGCTGGCAATATCACAATGATCTTGTGGCCACCAGAACACGGTAAGACCACACTTTTTGAAGATTACGCAACCTATAAACTTGCTGTAACCCCAGATTTCCGCTTTACGGTTGCCTCAGAAGGCCAGCCCATGAGCCGCAAAATCTTGCAACGTGTCAAGTCACGTATGTCTCCGGCTGGTCCGTACCGTGAGTACGTGGCTAAGTGGGGTCCGTTTGAACCTCAGTCTGGTTCTTCTTTGTCGCAGCCTTGGCAGGCAGATTATTTTTCTGTGTTTAAAAAGGGTGGGTTTGATGAACGAGATTACTCAATGGTGGGCATGGGTATTGGCAGCGCTATTGCTGGTACTCGTACCGATCATCTCCACATTGATGACGTTACATCGTTAAAGAACTATAACCAGACAGCTAAAATTGTTGAGGTGTTTCGTCAAGATTGGTTGTCACGTCCGGGCGAACGGGGCCGTACCACCATTAACGGAACGCGTGTGGGTGAGCAAGACTTTTATGAAGTGCTTATGGATCAGTTTGGTCCTGAAGTTATGCGTGTTATTAAACTACCTGCTTTAGTTTTTAATGAGTTGACTAATGAGTATGAACCGCTGTGGCCTTATGACGAAGAAAGCGGTGCTGGCTACACAATGGAAATGCTGGAACGTACTCGTATGAAGGTGGGCGAGGCTGCGTGGGCTAGAAACTATATGCAAAATCCTTTGGTGGCCGGGGATCGTACATTTACTGACGACCATATTGTCAACATGATTAACCCCAACCGACGTGTACAGGATCGTGTACAGGGTGGCGCTGGCATTGTCACTCTTGACCCCGCTTTGGGTGGGTACAACGTTGTCATGGGCCTTAACATTTCTGATGGCAAACTTAAAGTTGTTGATTTGTACGAAGACCAAAGGTTCACTTCTTACGAACAGGTGTTTGCCCGTTTAGAGGAAATGGTTCTACGGTTAACCGGCGACGGTGTTCCCGTTACTGACGTTGTTATTGAAGCAAACGCCTTCCAGAAAGGCTTATGCTCTGACCGTCAGCTCCTTAATATGCAAGACCGATACGGCTTTGCTATTAGATCGCATCTTACAAACGACAATAAATATGATGAAGAAATTGGCATTGCCTCTATGGCCCGTGACTGCCGATTGGGATTAATTGATTTACCATACGCAGAAGACACCTACACCCGCCACGTTGTTGATCAAATTATTGATCAGCTCAAACGATGGCGACCACACATTAAAGGCGCACGTTTGCGCCAAGACCGTTTAATGGCATTATGGTTTGGTTGGATTTTATGGAGGGAACGTAGGGGATCTGAATTCTTTTCTACGGATCAATTCAATTTTTCTGGGATGCCTTACCGACCAACCAACAGCGGACTTATTGTCCCAATGGGAGCAAGATGATTACATGGGATGACGTTGTTGCCATTGTGCGCAATCGGCAAATGAACAACGGTGAACTATTAGAGAAGATGATTGAGGTTCGTCGGCGTTACAACTCTGATTGGGTTCTGCCGTATGTGTCTGAAATGGACACAGAAACTTTGCCCCCCACTACTCCTGCTCTGATTGCAGAAGCAATTGACTTTCTTGGTATGCGTGCAGCCAGCGTCATGCCTTACATGAACTCTCCTGCGATTGATTCTACTAAAGAAATTGGTGTTCGTTCCCGTGAGTTTGGTGCTATCCGCCGTAAAATCCTCGGTGCTACCCATCATCAGTCTAAAACAAAGCTTCATATGCGCCGTGCTATGCGCCATCTTGCTGGTTATGCAACGGCTTCTATGATTGTTGTCCCTGATTTTAATACTTCTTTGCCACGCCTTGAACTGCGCGATCCTTTAACTTCATACCCGGAACCTAAAGCAGCAGAGGATCTGTCTCCTCCCAAGAACTGTGCGTTTGTGTATGCCAAGTCTGTTGATTGGTTGCGTCAAAACTATCCACAAACCCGTGATTGGGTTGCTTCATCTAAATCTACTGGTGAAGAAATGTGGGATGTAGTTGAATGGGTAGACGAAGATGTCACCATCATCGGTATTCTTGGTCCACGCGATTGGGAATCTCGCACCCTTGGAGCTTCTGGAGCTGTAGTCCAGTCAATGGAACTGCACCGTTGGAGTAACCCAACCGGTATTTGCCCCGTTTATATTCCGGGCCGTGTCACGTTAGACAAAATTATTTCTCAGATTGCCAACCTTACGGGGCAGGTTGATTTGATGGCACAGTTGCAAGCGTTGTCTATTGCCGCTGGTGAAAAAGCTATTTTCCGAGATCGTTTCATTATTGGTGATTCGACAAGAGCGCCTCAACTTGTAGGTGGTCAATGGAAAGATGGCCGTACAGGTGAAATGAATATTATTTTAGATGCTAAAAATATTGGTGAACTTTCGGGCACTCCTGATCCAACCACTCAAATGATGATTGATCGCCTTGAACGTAACGTTCGTATTGGTACCGGCCTTGTCCCCCAAGCTGGTGGTGAGACTTACGGGGCTTTGCGTACAGGCCGAGGCATGGATTCCATGATGGGTACTGCTGTTGATCCTCGTATCCAAGAGATGCAAGAGATCATGGAAGTAGCTTTGGAGCGAGTTAATACTGTGATTTTGGAACAGTACAAAACTTATTGGCCCGACAAAAAATACACTATGTTTAGTGGCTGGCCCGGAGATAAGGGCACCGTTGATTTTACACCGTCACTCCATATTGAAACCACCGATAACGTTGTGGCTTACACTATTCCGGGTTCTGACGTACAGGGAACTACAATTCAGCTTGGTCAGCTCCTTGGCATGAAAGCAATCAGTCTCCACACCCTCCGTAGTCGCCATCCCTATATTGACGATCCTGATGCTGAGTCTGCACGGGTAGAAGAAGAAACCATCGAAGAGGCTCTGTTGCAGGGTCTT